GTATCTAAACCGTCTCTAAAAAGTATCTAAACCGTCTCCGAAGGGTATCTAAACCGTCTCTAAAAAGTATCTAAACCGTCTCCGAAGGGTATCTAAACCGTCTCTAAAAAGTATCTAAACCGTCTCCGAAGGAACAAAAAATGGCAAGTCCAGTTGATAAAAATATCGTAGTGTTGCTTAGAGAAAAAGGTAAAATGCGTACGAGCGAAATTTTCGACGCGCTCCCGCAACACAGCGAAAGTAACATAAAAAAACGACTCGGTATTTTGACAAAAGATCACACCCTTGAGAGGCCGAAGCGGGGCGTTTATCTATTAGCAGATGCCCCCACAGACACACAAACACAGTTCCATGAAAGACGCAAAAAGTTTTCCAGTGACGTACGCTCAGCGGAGGACAACGAGAAAACCATCAACACCCTGATAAATACCTATGACGAAGTGTTAGCGATCTTTCAGGTCTGGGTACTCCAAAACATAGCTTCCAACAAGATAGATTTTGAAAAGCAGCTTCTCTTTATCGAGAACTTCAAGTGGCTCACCATGATCGCCGATAAGTTAATGAAACGCTGGAATCTGGAGCATCACGGCTACGATACAAACAGCCGTCAAGCGCAAGAGGATGCGAAAGCCAAGACTGAAGCAAAACAGAAAGAGGCACTTAAGGATGCACCGGTTGAGGAGCAAGTCAGCGTTATTGGAAGTTTCGATCTCGAAACGAAGCAACTGATTGATAATTTCCCAACGCTTGAGGAGCTCTCCGAGGAAGAGGAAAAGGGGATAACGGTTTGACGCATGCAGAAACGGTCTGTTATTGGGTATGGTCATGGGCATTATCGTCCGTATGCCCGCATGTGGGATTTATGGGATACACGTGCAAGCGTGAAAATCGCTGGTGGGACTTACGACGCTGGTAAAACCTACGGTCTCATCGCCTACATGCACGCAATGGCAATCAAGTATCCCGGCTCCCGAATGACGTTTGTGCATCGGAGTTTGAACCGTGTATATCGGAACATCATTCCGAGTTACGAGAAATTGTTGGGATACAAGCCGACAAGCCGTGATGATCCGAATCCGACCTGTGTGACGCGATTTGGTGGCGAGCGTCCGGAGTTCTTTGAATACGAAACCGGCACCCGCATCTACATGAACGGGTTAGATAAACCGCAGAACCTGTTATCCGATTTCTTTGATGCAGGGTTTGTCAACCAAGCCGAACTTGTACCTTTTGACGCGTGGGACGAACTCACAGCGCGAGTTTCCGAACGTGCCGGCACGATGCCGATTGCAACCCTTGTCGGTGATTGTAACCCGAATGTGCCGCATCACTGGATCCGCCAACAGGCGAAGGACAAAAAACTGGACTACTTCAGGATGTCGTTTTTGGACAATCCTGAGATTATTCCCGATCAGAAGTCCGATCGACTGAAAGCGTTCAAACGTGCGTTTGAGGACGACCCCGATCCGAAACTGCTGAACAAGATAATGGATATGTTCACAGTACCGGGTTTACGGCGTGTTGAGAAACTCAAGAATCTTGAGGGTTTACGGTTCAAGCGTGGTTTTCTCGGTCTCTGGGCATCGGGTGAAGGGTTAGTTTTTCAGAAGTTTGAACCGGAAACGCATATCGTTGATGTAACGATCATGCCGAACTGGAAACGGTATCTGAGTGTGGACTGGGGGTATCGCAATCCCGCAAGCGTGATCTGGTGGGCACGGTCGCCAGACGATAAATTGTACGCTTACAAGGAAATCTATAAGACCGGACTCATCAAGCCTGAACTGATAGAGTTGATAAAAGATAACTGCGATCACTACGACCGTATCACGTATGGCGCGGTTGATAGCGAAGAACAAGAAGGCGTGGAGCAACTCCAACGGGCAGGGTTCCGTGTCAATGAACCGGTAAAAAATAGAATCGCACAAATTCAGGGGATACAGGACCGGTTAAAAGTTCAACGAGATGGTTAAACCTCACTGATGTTCCTGCGAGATAGGTTGGTACATCCACCCGATCAAGACCTCAGAGACGAATACCGTCCGGTCGAAGTCACTGACGAATTCTTGAGTCTGAGCTACAACGAGAAACGCAAAGGCACAAATAAGGACGATGAGGATACTGTGGGTGACAATCACGGTGTCGATGGCACGAGTTATTTGGTGCAAAGCCTGAAAAAGAAACAGAGTGTCGGCTCCGGACGCGTTGTTCACGGCAGCGTCACCATGCGGAGATAGCAAAGAAGTTCATAAAGTGTAGCTAAAGTTGAGAAATCTGTAAAGTTGATAACTTCCTAACTTTAGAACACTTTCAAACTTTAGAACACTTTCAAACATGAATCTACAACGGACACTTCAAGACTTGAATAAGCGCATCTTCGGTAGAAACCCGGAAGCCGTTGCACGTTCCCGGAACACACGGGCACTCGCTGGCGGTCGCGTCTCCATGCAGGATCCGATGCGATCACAGACGCTCTACCATGTCGCACCACCGGAACGCACCCGGAGTGTCTTCCAGTTGAAGAACTGGACCGAAGAAGAGCTGTTGCATCTGCCTGTCGATCAGTTCATGAAAGTCGTCACGAGCATCAGCCCAGAGGTGAACAAGGCGTACAAAGACTTTCTGCGGAACTGTAACGAATCGTGGTATTACCAGGTCGAACCCGAAAGTGCGACACCGGTTATAGACAACTTTATCGCACGCTTAGAGACGAAACACCACGATTTTGATGTGATTTTAGATCGGATTTTCGCCGGCATCTATAAAGGCGGTGCCATGTTCATTGAACTCGAACTCAACGAATCCGCAGATATGGCGATAGACATCGCAGTGATGGATCCGTTCGTTGCGCGTTTCCATAGGGTCGAAGACGAGTGGCTCCTCGGTCAATGGCAGAAAGGGAAATGGGTGTATCTACACGAGGATCCGACAGTCATGTACGTACCGTTCAACGCCGGACCGAATGAACCGTTTGGCAAGTCGATGCTGGAATCCGCACCGCTCGATGTTGTACGGATGCTCGGTGTCATGAACGATTTTAGAAGGGTCCTGGAATCGCAAGGCTGGGCACGTGCAGATTTTGAGATCGACAGCGAGAAGCTCAAAGACTTCATGCCGCCAGAGATTATTGGTGATGTCGATGCAGAGGATGAATTCATCCAAGACTTTATTAACGGCGTGAATCAGATGTATTCTAACCTCAAGCCGAACGAAGGGTACGGTCACTTGGACATCGTGAAAGTGAACATGCCCACCGGTGGACAGATGCAAAGCTCGTTTTTTGGGTTAGTGGACGGGCTGATGCGGTTATATGATCGGCGCGTCGGTCGGGCAACGGGTAGCACCCCGATAAAGCAGCACTCTAACGAGAACGTTGCTGAAACGCATGCCCGTGAACAACGCAAAGATTACCGGATCGATATATCGAGTATCCAGTCCACCGTTGCGGGGACACTCTCAACAGAATTGGGGTATGTCCTGCGCGCCGAGGGTGTCAAAGGTGAGGTGATGTTCTCTTTCGAGAACACACCCGACCCTGAAGATGTTAAGGCGATCGCAGAGGCGGAGGGTGTCAAAATTGAGAACCTCCAGAAACTCAAAGAGCTACGCGATATGGGGGGCATCGATGCCGAAGTCTACGAGGATGCGGTCAACAAGTACAAGGCAGAAAAAAATAAGCATTCCTCCGGGATGCGTAGGGGCGGGGTCTCCCCGTCCTTTCGTAGGGGCGAGGTCTCCTCGTCCGCACTGGAAACGGGTTGGGCAACCACCCACCCCCTACGGAAACTGGAAACTGATGCGCATCTCTGTTCGGATCGCGACTGCCCGGAATGTGGAAACCGTGAAAGTGACGGCGAAAGAGCCGCAACGATTAGCCCAGACGGTTCAGAGGATCCGCTCCCAAGGGTTCCATCCAATTTTGAAGTGACTGCGGCGTTCCTTGAAAGTGCGATCGAATCTTTTGAGGACGTGCTACCCGACTACAAGAATCTGTTGAACGCCAGGGTGACCGGCATGACGCAAACCGATGCGATTGATACTGTGAAAAAAGGGGATTGGGTCTGGAACCAGTTGACGAAACGGTATCGGAATGCCAAGACGAAAAAGACGGTCTCCGCTAACACAGTGCTACGGTTGCGTGACGATTTTGTTGATTTGAAGCGCGACACGTTCAGCGAGCTGACGGATAACCTCATCAACTCGCGGATCACCGTCCAGGAGTGGGTGCATGAGATGCGCAAACGGATACGCGATGTGAATAACGCCCAATATATGCTCGCACGTGGCGGTCGGAATGCGATGTTTCAGACAGATTTAGACGCGCTCTCTGAAATCATCAAAGACCAGTTTGACTACTTGCAGCAGTTTGGCGAGGAAGTACGGGCAGGTAACTTAAGCGCGAGTCAGATCAAAGCCCGATCGGAGCTCTATATGGAATCATCCACGCGTGCGCATGAACAGGCGAAAGCCGCAAGTTTTGACATAGAACTGCCGGAATACCCCGCGGACGGTAGCCAAATTTGTAAAGCACGGTGCCGGTGTCGGTGGGACATTGACGAAAAAAAAGACACGATCGAGGCGTTCTGGCTCTTGAACGTCGCGGCGAAACACTGTGATAGCTGCCTGGCAAACGCAGCGAAATGGGCACCGTATACGATACAGAAGTGAAGGAAGTTTGCAAGTGTCCGAGAGTTGCGAAGTTGCTAACTTTACCGACTTTAGGCACTCTCGGAACACTTTACGGACTTTTTTTAAAGGAGAGTAAACCTATGGAAGATGTACGCTATATCCCTGGCATCATACAGACGCGTGCGATGGGCGTGGAATTGCCTGAAGATGACGACGATAGATACTGGATTCGGGTGCTGGCGAGCAACGATAAATTGGATCGGCATAACTCCATCATGGATCCAGACACGACGCTCCGCAACTATGAAAAAGACGCGAAAACGAAACCCGGCGTGGCACTCAAAGACCATCACGCCTACAGGTCATTCGGCTATGGACGCTCCGCGAATGCCGTGTTGACAGATAAAAATGAGCTTTTCATAGACTTCTATATCCTCAAGAACATGGAATACGAGGGCTCTCGCGAATTCAAGTCCAGCGAGCAGCTCATCCGTGCCATTGAACACGAACTAGTCAACCAAGTGTCCATCGGCTTTTATGATGCACGTGAGATTTGTAACATCTCCGGGAAACCGATCCGCAGGTACGCCTTTTGGGATTGGGAACCGGACTCGGATGCTGCTGAGAAATCCCCATATAAACCGGGGAAGTACTACGATGTTGACGGTAAGCGGGTAAAAGCCACCTACACCGTCTATGATGCCCGGCTTAAAGAGGTCAGCCTCGTTGAGTTTGGGTCTAACCGCAACACTGCCATCGAGAAAAAACGCGAGATGCGCAGTTTCATGGAGGAACTCCTAATGACAGACCAAGAATGGATCGCGCAATTACGCGAGAAACTGGACATCCCGAACATCAAGACGACGGACGAACCGGATGCCGTTGTTGAGACGCTGCAAGCCGAACTCACCAGTCTACGCGAGAAAGTTGAGGAACAGAAAGACGCAATCGCGGACCTGACGCTTGATGCAGAAGACGGTAAAGCGTATCGGCAAGCCCGCGTGGACGAAGGCATCAAACAGGGTGTCCGTGCGCACGGTGACGATTTTGATGAGGAATACCACCGCGAGTATTACGCCGATCTGCCGCTCGATAAGCTGGAAAAAGCGATCGAAAGCAACAAGAAAATCGGTGATACCAAACTGCCGGAAGGTCGAAGCACCACCGACGACCACCAACCGCCACCGGAGAAAACGCAGGCAAGTGCACGCGAGCGGAGACGGCGGGGGCGGCGGCGTTAGCCGTAAGAAAGTTTGCAAGTGTAGCTAAAGTTTCAAAGTGCCTAAAGTTGAAAAAGATTTTGAGCGCATCAGACACCTCTTAGCAACTTCACAACTTTAGTTCACTTTAGATACACTTTACGGACTTTACCCGCTTTAGCACACTTTACAGAAGGAGAAACGCAAAATGTTAAAAGAACATCCGTTTTTAGTCACCACCACCTTCCAAGGGGATGGCGACACGATCAAGTACGACGCAACGAAACCGAACCGGTCTGATGCTGTCGGTAAAGCGTTCAAGATCAACGCCGATGGGAAAGGTGAACTCGTTGGGGATGGCGACGAGATTGATGGCAAAGTGATCAGTGTTGACGACGACCACAAATTCACCGGTGCCTATATGTTCGGCGGATTAAATCTCCCGTTAGGCGAGAATCAGACTGTCGCACGCGGCGATAAGCTTGTCGGTGCGCTCGGTGCTAACAGAGCGAAAGGGCACGTCAAAGCTGTCTCTGCACCCGCAGCGTTACCTTCGGATATCACCGCTATCGGAGCAGATGGGGACGTAGATAGTGACACGAAGAGGCTCACTGCGCATAACGCCGCACGGACGCAGATCAATTCCGTCTCTGCAACAGTGAAGGGCTTGGTTGCTGCAGCGAAGGGCAAAGGCTCTGTGCTTAATTCCGACACGACACATGCGCTTGTTGCGCTGGGTGCATAGGAGAAAAAATGTAGGGGAAACCGACCTCAAAAAACGATTTCCCCATTTCATTCTATTTCAATAGGTACATTGTAGCACAAGACAGAAAATTGCGCTATGCGTGCCGCAAGGAGAAAAAATGGCTTTATTAACAACACGAGAACTCACGCAGCGCGTGAATAACGAGTCCGAGCGGACAAAGTTCGTTGAAGAAGCTGCGGATGCGGGGATGCCGTTTTCGGCGTATGCCGATACCCAATACGATCCAGAAAAGGATGGCGAACTCGGTCCTGACGATGAGCGGCTATCGGCAATGGAAGTCATCCAAGACGACCTCGATATGACGACAGTGTGTAATCCCGCTGCCGGTATCTGGCCCACACGGTGCGAGGATGTGGTTGGCGATCCTGCGAAAGAATTCGTACTCAAAGAGATGTGTTTGAATGCTTACCGGAGCGTAAGTTATGCCCCGCAAGTCGCTGCTGCGGCACGGAAAGCGGACCGTCGGGCACGCTGGGAACGGGCCGGTACATTTAACAGTGTCTATGACACCGAGCCCGGCTCTACACTCACGCCGTTTTACGATGCGATGGCACACTGGGATCAGGACGTCGAAGTGGACATCCGTTTGGAAGAACTCACGAGCCGGTTCGCAGAGACAAGCAAAAGCGACTATCGCGCCACCATCCTGGAATACAACGAAGACGCTTTCCGTGAAGAACGCCGAACCCCTGCCTCCGATCCACCCATGGTAACCTTCGGGACCTCTGAACGTCCGATCCGTCCGAAAAAACGGATGCTCGCGATTCCGTTCACGTATGAGCATTTGCGGGAAGTCGAGTTTATCGATAAAGCGATGGAACACGTAGAAGAAATCGCAGTGCAACGGACGATGGCGAAAGTCGACGAAGGGCTTGAAGTGATGCTAAAAGGTGCCGGTGGCGACGATCTCGGTGGCACGCTTATCCCGTTGACCGATTTAGACTCAGAAGCGACAACCATGACCCCGAAAGCCTGGCTCACGCTCCAGAAAAAGTTCAAGCGGAGCTACATGATGACATCCGGTCTCGGTTACGAGGACGATATTACCGACATCCAACTCGCGAAGATCGCCGGTACGAATGTGATGATGACGGCATTGATCGAACGCGATAACGCCGTGCTGAGCGGTTTTGGAGGTGCATTTCGGATCATGAACCAGCTGTCTCAGGGTATCGGCATCGGTTGGCACGAAAAGTTGAAAGACCGGTTGCAGTGGTTCCAGTCCAACGGCACGTCGACACGCGGCGGCAAATACAACGCCTATATCGCTTACGACTTACGGAAAGCGGTTGAGTTCGTCACGCAAATGAACACCGACATCATCGAGACGACGCGGGATATGCTGAAACAGGTTGAGTACATCGTCTGCTCCGAGATTTGGGGCTGGATCTCGTATCAGCCGAAGAAGGCATGCTATATCATCCAGATGGGCGGACTCCCGAGTAGCCACGCCGGCACCGACATTCTGAAAGTCGTCGATGCGAAATAAGAAAGTTTGTAAGTGTAGCTAAAGTTTCAAAGTTGTGAAGTTATGAGGCTCCCTCTTTCAACTTTAGCTCACTGGACAGACTTTAGCACACTGGACAACTCTTAAAAGGAACAACGGATGGCAGCAACTGTCTTGACTTCCCAACACTATGATGGCGTGCGCGGGTTGATTGCGCCAGATGTCACCGCGGAGCATATCTCAGACGACTATCTATCGCAACGCCCTTTCGCGCCGGAAGCCGAACGCAAGGTACGCAAACGGTTGAACGCTGCCGGTATTGATGTAGACACGCTCACCGGTGATGCCCTCGAAGATGCGAGACTGGCAATGATGCACGAATGTGCGGCTGTGTTGTGTTTGACTGCGCCGCAGCAGTTGCGTCAGAACCTGATTCAAGTTACCACCGAAGTACAGGAAATCGACTGGAAAGAGAAACGGGCATTTCATCTCGCTGAAGCAGACGAACTCGTGAACGACATCATAGAGAACGCCGCGGCTGCTGGGAGTGCGTCAACGCAACGCAAACGTCGTAACCCGTTTGGTGCTGTTGGCACAGAACGATCAGAAGTTGAAACACCGAGCTATCCTTACAGGCGGGTCTACACGGATAGGTGAAAAATCTCTATATTATCATATCCTGGTGTATGGAAAATCTTATTTCGATTTTTGCCTGTTTTTGATAGCAAGGGGACAAATCGTGAGAAAATTCAGGTTAGGTGAATGTGTCAAGGCACGGATCCCAGACGCTACAAAAATTGGCGATAAGAAAATCCCAAAATTGGTTAGCGGTCGGATCATTGGGCTTTCGCCTGACAGAAAGTTCGCGAAACTCCTACTATATGATGAGACCGAGTTATTAATTGAAACCCGTTTTTTAAGGTAACCTCGTCATTTACTGTAGCGCGTAATGGAATGGCGCGCGGATCTACGGAGAGGCGCGTTGGTCATTCAACCCACGCTCACCGATCCGCAAGGAAAGTTAAAAATATGCGATTTAGGATACCGCCCCAACTCAAAGAGGAAGTGACCGTCGTCCGTCAAGATGCCGTTGTCCGCAGTAACGTGATGACGATCGCTGAAGATGTTGTGTGTCTGATCGCACCTGAAAGCGATCTGATTCGATTGACAAGTTCCGGTGTTGCGATTGGTGGTACCGGGTGGTCGGCGTTGCTCGAAAAACCGAACCTGGACATCATCGGTGGCGATATTCTACGGCGTGCAGATAACAGCGAATTGACGGTGCATCGTGTCCGTCTGCTTGGTGGGACGATGATCCTTGAACTCAGGGCGGATGAGATTCCGTGAGGAAGTTACCAGTTACCGTAGGGGCGAGGTTGCCTCGTCCGCACGGGTTGGGAAACGCAACCCCTACGAACACTGATGACTGGACACTATAAATGATTGACATACAAATCGACGGGTTATCGAGACTACAGGCGTACGTTACCCAGCTTGAGCATCGACTCACAGATCGGACGCGGCTGTTCTCAGATTTCATTGCGCCGTTAGTCGCCGGTGAGATCGCAGAGGTTTTTGAGACGGAGGGTCGTGGTGAGTGGCCGGCTCTGCATCCGGCTTATGCCGCAGAGAAAGCGATCACGCATCCAGGGAAAACGATCTTGCGTCGCGACGACACCTATATCCAGGCTGCTACGAGTACTGCGCACCCTGGTAACATTGCCCATTTCGGACCGAGCGAGATGATTTGGGGTATCGATGGCGGGTATTTTGAAGCTGTCTACGGTGAGAATTACCCGGAGCAGCACGAACTTGGGACCGAGCGGTTACCTTCGCGTCCCGTTTTTGATCTCATTACGGTCGGCGGACGGCTCGATGAAAATATCGAGAAGCTCACAGAGAAATGGGTGCGTGAGGAGATCGCCGAAATCGAAGGAAATCTTTTTTAGATGAAGGAGACACGAGATGCAAAGCCCAAACCTTAGAACGTTCCTCTACGCAATTTTATTCGGTTCACTGCTTGTGATACTTGGCACCGGGATGATGTACGGGGTCCTCTATGTTTGGGGGGATGCGCAGCAGTGGGAATGTATCATCATCGATCCAGAGAAGCAGGTCTACGATGGTGTGACGATCAAGGATGTGCGCGTAAAGGTTTTAGATCACGCCTTCGCTTCTGAAGAAACGGGTCTCAAATGGCCAGGGATCATTATCGACGATGACGGTGTATATGTTTTTACGGACATCCGCATTGCCGGCATTGATACCCCTAAAAAAAGCGCAAGCACCAAAAACGTTGACGGCACGCCACGATCGGAAGCCTCGCGTGAACGAGAGAAAGTCGCTGCACTCGCAGCACGGCAAACACTCATCGACATCATCACAAACAATAGCAACAAAATCTCGCTCACCGATGTGCATCAAGGAACAGACGCAGGCATCACTATAGCTGATATAGCGGTGAGCGAGATGGACGTAGCTTCACTACTTATCCAGTACGGGCATGCCAAAAGTTATGACGGCGGCGCGAAACCTACCTGGAATTGGGGGAAATAATGGATTTCTTATCGCTTTTACAATCAAACTCCGGCAGTCTTATTCAGATAGGGTATGTAGCGATCCTGATGTTTGCTGCAGTCGTCCTGCTCCCGAAACTCTTAAAAGAGCATGCTGCCGAACGACAAATGTTCCTGCAAACCATTAAAGAACGCGATGAGAAGTTCTTTGAAGTTATCCAATCTTACCGCGACGCGCTCGTGGACTTTCAACAGAAGGAAGACGAATCGCATCGGGAATTAGCGGCGATGATAACCGACTGCAGGGTGAAAGTCTCTGCGGAACATAAAGAACTCATGCGGGCATTGAAAGCGATTGCACGCACACCGGATGCGGAGTTTATAGAATAGGGGTCATAAAAATGAGGAAGGAAACTTGGGACGAGATACAGCAGACGCTACTCTTAGGCTTGTCGTTTGGGATGTGGATCGTTTTTGAATACTGGTGCTACAAAAGCCCTGAATTCGCCTCCGCATCACACACGACAGCCGTGCGGCTTGTGCTGACGAACATCGTAACCGGTATTTTCGCGTATATCTATACGAAAAGCACCGGAAACGGAAAAGGAGACAACAAACCCGATGGATAACACTTTACTGCGGCAACTTTTGAAAGACGAGGAAGGCTATAACCCGCAAGCGCATCGAGTTGAAGGGATATGGCACATCGGTATCGGTCATAACCTCGAAATCGAACAGACCGACGAGGAGGCACGGATACTCGGCGACTACACCCTCGATACTGTGCATACCTTATCGCTCACCGATGCGCAGTGCGATGCCCTCTTTGACATAGATGTAGGGGACGCTTTAGAGGATGTTCAACCCACATTCATGCCGGACGAGTTAGAAGCGTTAGGCGAAACCCGGCGTGCCGTGATTCTGTCGATGGTGTTCCAAGTCGGCGGTGCCGGTTTCAGGAAGTTCAAGAAGTTTATCGCCGCCGTGAAAGCGAGGGACTTCAGCACAGCCGCAGAGGAGATGATGAACTCGCTTGCAGCACGGCAGACCCCGCAACGCTGGGAACGCGCATCGTTTGCCATGCGGAACGGGTACTTCAGAGAATATGGAACCCCTGCTACAGCGCCACAACCGACAGAAACCGCGTTGGGACACGTCCCAGACGAAGAGCTCCTCGCAGAGCTCACAAGGAGGATAAAAAAAAAGTGAGAGTCCAAGATATTGAGCCGCGTTTTGACGACATAGAGGGTCGGCTGACAGCACTTGAAGCAGATCAGCACACCCATGGCGAGCGTCAACCGGATCAGATCATTTCAACACCACAAACATCGCAGCGTCGCGCGACAGAAACCGGGGAGGCAGAATCACCGAATGGGGCCACGTTTCCGTCAGCGCAAAAAGCGGACGCTCATGCAGGTCTTAAAGCGGATATTCAGGCTGACATGAAGGTGTATGATGCCGGTGTGGTCGGACAAGCTTTGTTGCACAAGGTCTGTATCCGCGATGGCAACCGGGACTTTTGTCGCAGCGAGGAGATGGAGATTGAGACGGGGGACATCAAGCGCGTCCAGCCGTTCAAATTGACCGACGCGAAGTACACAGTGCTGACCCGCGACATGCTCAACCGGGTGCTATCGGAAACCGAAGTGGATAAAATCGAGTGGCAGGCGGAAGCTTACGATTGTGAGGACATCGCGCGGAAGTTCGCCACGCGGTGTTGCGATCTCGGTATCAACTCCGTCGGTCGCGTGCTCTCTGCGTCCGGTGAACACGCGTTCAACATCGCGATCATTCAAGACGGCGCGTCTGTTGATGTCGTTTTTATTGAGCCCCAAACAGACCAGTTCGTCGAGCCGGTAAGCTTCAAGCCTGGCACCGAGGAACACAACAATTACAACATGTACAATGCAAGTATGATTATCAGCTAACAGTAACCAGTGGCCAGTAGGGGCGAGGTACCCTCGTCCTTACAGAGGATTCTTCCTGGTAACTGGTAACTGCTGAAACGGAGGTTTTGAAAGTGAATATTAACCAGATCGAACCGAAATTTGAGCAACTTGAAGAAGGTGTTGACGGCGCAATGAAGCAGATCAGCGGACTTGAAAAACGTCTCGAACAGATTGCAGCGCGCCTCGGTGAGCATGAACAATTAACCGCAGATGACGCACATTCGCGAGAAGTAGACGCAGGTGAACTCACGCCAACCGAGCGGGTATTCAAGGCTGCTGCGGACGCTGCCGACTCACCCGGACAGGCAGCGGTAGACGCGATTCAGAAATTAGAAACGCCTACCGAAAGTGCAGAAGAAGCGGTTGAACAGGTCGCCGAAGAAGTTGTAGAAAAGGTGGCGACTGAAGTCGATGATGCCACGTTTCCAGAACCGGAACCCGAACCCGAACCCGAACCGGTGGAGCCTGTGGCGACTGTTGAAGTGGTTATTTCGGGCAACGTAGACCCCAGAACCAAAGGGCTACTTGAGAGCCTGAAACATGTTGACAACGACCTCGTCAAAGTTACGATCAATGAACGCAAATGAGGGGTTAATAGTTATTGGTTATAAGTTAAGAGGTTTTGGATTAAATCAGAATCCTCTTAACCAACCACCAACACCTATTACGCCAAGGAGTCCAGAATGGATGCCAAACTCAAAAAGATTCAGATAACGCCTGTCAAATTTGACAAAGAAGGCGACATCAAAGACCCGGAATTCGCCACGTTGACGCTCGACATACCGATGGATTCCACTGGGCAGCGTGCCGCTATTATTGACTTGTGTGAGCTTCTCGACCAAGAATGGGTCACGCTTGAGATTGGCGGTAAGGGAGGCAGATAATGGGACAAGGATTAATCGGCGCACACCGCCGGGCAAAGATAATTGATGCCCTCGCCGGCCCCGACATGTTTGGACGACTCACGGATGCTAAAAACATCAGGAACCCCAAAGATCTTATTCCCAGCACGAATGGCGCTGAGAACTTGGGGGATCTTTTGAAGGAAAAGGCAATTGATAATGATGATCTGGATATGGCTATAAACGATTATACCACAAACCCCAGAGAGTCCGAGTTGCTTGAGCGTTTGAATGAAATTTTGAAGCCAATTCTTAAAAAAGATAAGGATCTGGCTAATGCTATAGACGAGCACAATAACAAGTTTCCTATCAAGGTTGGAACAGTTCAGAAACGGTTCGTGCATTGGACTGCACTGGATCAGCAAGGTGTACTGCCGGCACTGCTGCTCACTTATGGCGATGGCGGTTCTGCACAGGATTCAGACGTTATCGGTTATATCGACGAAGTTTTTCCCATCGCGGTCACTGCCGTGATGAAGGAGGAACCAGGTCCAGATGCGAAAGACCTGACAGAACAGGTATCCGACATCCACTATTCGATCGGACAGATTATTAATAGCAACCCGACGCTGGGTGTCGAAGGTGTCAACCCAGAGAAAACACGGATTGCGTCTTGGCGAGGTAGCGAAGGTACTATCTCCAAATTTGAGATAATTCGGTTTAGAGTGATCGTGGTACACCGGTACCACGCGTCAGAAAATGTATAGAAGGATGGAAGGATAAGAGTGGAAGGATGGAAGGGTAAGAATGGAAGAATGGAAGAGGGGAAGGATGGGTAACCAACCTTCCTAGGGGAAACACCGTTTTTGCTTGGGGTATTTGCTTGGGTGTTTCTTCTAAGCAAAAACACTTCCAATCTTCCAACCTGCCAACTCTTCCAACCCCGGTCTTCCAACTATCAAATCAATAAGGAGTAACTTTACCATGTTTTTCCAGAAGACGAGACTTTGGCTTTGGGCAGCAATGATTGTCGGGCTTGTGATGCTTTACGGTGCGCTCGCGCAGGCGCAGCTGCCGTCAGAAGTTGACGAAACGAGCGTTGCTATCACATTTAACGAGATTGCCGGTAACCGCGGGTGGGGTGCGCTCGGTGCAGTGCCGTTTAAGAATGGGCATGTCTCCGCGATCGCACAAGGCGGCGGCAATGTTGTCCGCGGTAAGTATCACGCCGAAATCAATTTTCCCGTAGGGGTTGGGTCTCCCACCCCGAACGTTTTCCAGTTTAAATTTAAAGTCTTCACAGACGGTGTTTTCAAGGGACCGACGGTCCGTGATCTCGGTCGGCAAGCAGATGTCGGCTTGGCAATTGAGGTGCAGCTTGAACACGGAAACGCCAAATTCCCTATCTCCATCGGCGTGTTCGGTCGTAACGCCGGTCCTTTCGGACCCCCGAATGCGCGGGACGATCTTGAAAATCTCGGCTACGATCCGAACGCACTTGACGGACGCGATCTTGAAACCTCGCATCCGCCGCCGAGTGGATTGTCTTTCAAAGCCGGGAACAGTGTCAATCTGCTACTGTCAACGGAAGTCCATCTGCCCTACGATGTGAGTCTGGGTGTCCGCTTGATGCCGGAATTAGCAGGCGCGGGTGACAACCCGGTGCACCAGTTGATTATCACGCCATCTACGAGTTTCGAGCTGCGCGATAATATCAACCTTGAAATCGGTGCGGATTTCGGGCTGCAGACGTTCAACGATGCGATTGAAACCGAATTGGCAACCCTTGCCGCAGTCAAACTGTCATTTTAGGATAGTTTTCAGAGAAATGGTTTTCAGTACGGTTTTTCTGCGAAAAACCTTTCGGTACTCGGTTCTCGGTTAAGAGAAAGACCCTATAGATCAAGTTTCCCTCTTAACCGATAACCGATAACCGACAACCGACAACCATTCCTCCGATAACCGATAACCGACAACCGACAACCATTCCTCCGATAACCGATAAACGATAACAGACAACAAATAACCATAATAACGGAAATACAATGTAAAACAAAAAACATTGTTTCAGTTTTATTGCCTTCCAATTTCAAAATCGCTATTATTTATATATGTTTCAAACGAACCTATTCGCATTCATATTGTGTTACGGGCTCATTCAGTCATACTCACTTATAGGCATAGGATTGATTT